TGAATGCCGGTGGATACTCGAGATCAACATACCTACCAGTGTCTGAGGCAGTTCCAGCACGAATGGACGCTCAGATCATTCAGCAGAGGTTTAACACAAACCCAGGATCTTTCTACTCCAGTGGCGTACCTGCTGGTGGTTGGCGAGTAAGCCCAAATCTAAGAAGGAATACACCAGTTGAGTCTAACTACCCAGTAGCCCTTGGAGGGATGAGGGTTAACAACTCTGGGATGAGACCTGAAACTAGGAGCACTATTCTCTCACTACTTGACGAAGCTACCGTCGCAAGAAACCTTTCTGCCGGTATGAAGCCAGGAGGAAGGACATTCTTCCCTCGAACTTGGCAGGAGATTAGCCGATCACAAAGCGCCTTTGACCCAGCCACGTACAGAGGTCAGGCTTTCACCCACTTCACCGAGAAGATTCGAAGAAACGTTAAGTGAAAGTAACTACGGAGGCTGCAAGGGATCTTGCGGCAGGCAGGCTAGACCCTGTCTTCTTTGCCAAGCGATGGCTTGGCATTGAGCTCCACAAAGGACAGAACGAATGGGTCAGGGTTATTGCGGATCGTGATGAGTCTGGTTGGAGACCTAAATATCTCACCACCATCTGCTCCGCAGGTAACCGAGCAGGCAAGACCCTTGGGATGGCAGTGGCAGTTTTCCACAGTGCTTTCTACAAGCTAGGGGTCCAGCCACCTGATGGCACCGAGAAGGATGCCCTCCGATGGCAGTCTGCCCCATACGAATGGTACCACGTTGGAATCCAGCAGGAGACTGCTGAGCTGGTACACCGAGAGATCTCGATGATCCTGGAGGGCGGTCACCCTGCACAGAGAGGCAGGGGCTGCCCCCTGATCACCGAGGTCGGCAAGGTGGTCGAGCACACCAAGAAGTACCGAGGAGAGTACCTATGGCTCCAGTTCCACCCCCTCGTGGGCGGGGCCAACATCCACTTTAGGACCACCCAGGACAAGGCCAAGGCCCTGTTGGGTAAGGACATGAACGGCATCTCCTTTGACGAGGCGGCATTCGAGCCACACCTGCTTCAGATCTACCAAGAGGTGCTCAACCTGCGGCGCCTGTCTACGGGTGGGCAGCTCCACTTCATCGGTACCCCTACCGAGGGGATCAATGACTACGCCGACCTGTGGGAGATGGGCAACCCAGCAAGGCCAGACAAGGACCCTCAGATCCACAGCGTCAGACTTTCTACTAGGGATAATGTGGGTTTCGGGTTGACACCAGATACTTTCGACGCTATAATCAGGCAGCAAGCTGAATATCTGGTACCGCAGAACGTCGACGGTTACTTCATCGAATCCAAAGATGCATACTTCTCATCTTTCTCCGTAGAATCATGTTTCACCGATATCCCAGAAGAAGAGGCTCCAAAGGTAAAGAGACGGTATGTTCAGGGATGTGATCCTGGGATCGCTTCTGATTCTACATGGTCTATCGTTCTTGATCACACTGAGACAGGAAAGATCGTAGGGGTAAGGGCTAGAACTCGGACGGGGAAGCAGACCATTCAGGCAGTAGTCAACATGGTCAGGGAGAATCACCTTCTGTACAACCAAGACTCAGCATGCACAACCATCGTAGACGAAACTGGATTCGGGGGTAAGCTCTTCAAGCAGGAGTTCAGCGTCATCAAGCCACTCAGGGGATTTGACTTTGGGGGAACTAAGGCTAAGAAGCTCGAGGTTCTATCGGACCTCAAGGCTGCACTAGATAAGAACATGCTGGTCTTTCCAAAGGCTGGGGTGTGGATGAAGCTCCGTAGGCAGTTACTGTCCTACAAGCTGGACGACAAGAAGATTGAGCAGGATGCCGTGATGGCACTTGCTATCGCAGTAAGACATGCAATCAGGAACAGCGGTGGGTCACTGGACAATCCGATGTTCAACTATTTTGGAGGTTCTGATTAATGGCTAAGGCAAAGGTAAAGCTGCCAGAGGAGATCCAGCGTCCGTTGACGATGGCCTCCACGTCTCTGCAGATGCAGGGCGTAGACCCTAACAACAGCCCTGAGTATGGCATCCTTGCCGAGGCATACCACCGCAAGCAAATGATGGAGCCAGAGCAGCAGCGCCTGCGTTCCATCTTCCGTCGGCACGACCACTTCTACTACCCGTCAACCGTCACGCTCGGCGGTGCTGACCACTGGGCGGAAGACCCCTCAGCTCGGACCGCCGGGCGTGCCCACGTCTCTGTCAACCTTCACCCGTCCTATGTAAACATCCCTGCTTCGCTGCAGGCAATCATGCCAGTCGTCAACTACGTGGCCACCGATACCTCCAAGGAAGGCCGCTCATCAGCTGCTCGTCGAGAGCGTCTCTTCTTCGCATGGGCAGAAGCCAACGAGTTCGAGGTTCGCCTCGAGGAAGCCTGCCTATACAAGTGTCTATACGGACACACCGCAGCCAAGATCTCGTGGGACGACAAGCGCATGGTCCCTCGACTAAGCATCATTGATACACCAGAGAACCTCTACCTTGGGTACGGGGACTCGAACTACAACCGAATTGACTGGGCAGTGTACACCTACGGGCTAAGCCCTCAGGCAGCCGAAGAAGACTTTGGCGTAGAGGTGTTCCCTGTACAAGATGGAAATAAGTGGTGGCCGTACACTACGGCAGCCAGCCACTCCGATCCTCTTGCCAACCTATACAGCAAGGAGTTCCAGCGCCAGCCTAACCGTATCAACACTTGGTACGACGACATGAAGATCAGCGTGCTGGACTACTGGTACAAGAAGCCAGCCAAGAAGCGCGGAGAGCCTGCGCTTGTATGCAACGCACTGATCGTAGGCAACACCATCGTCAGCAAGAGCGAGCACCCAGAGCTAATGGGGAACCTGCCATACGTAGTGCTGCGAAACAGCATCATCCCTGGCAGCCCATATGGACGCTCGGAGCTCTATGACGTTGAGCAGCTTCTCCGCGAGAAGGACGAGCGAATCACTGCTCAAGCCCAGATGATCCAGTCGATTGTCGGCGGTCAGATGTGGCAGCTCGTTGGAGGCGACGCACCGGACGAGGTACCAGCTAACGCCATCCCAAAGCCGGGCCGCGTTGCTACACCTGGACCTGGCAATGAACTGCGGGCTATTCAACCATTCATTCCTCAGTTCCAGATTGAGGACTACAACCGACGTATCGACCGAGAGATTGCGGTGGTAACTGGACTCAACGATTTGCTTCTCGGCCTTGCGCCGTCGAGCGTGCTAGGTTCCAGTCGAGCCATCGCATCTCTCGTCGCCAACTACGAGCAGCGCATCGCCCCAAAGCGCAAGCTTCTCTACTCATGGCTCAAGCGCGTGTGGGAGATTACTGCCCGCATGTGGGGCGAGATGGACCCAGCCATTGCAGAGCTTATCGCTGGAGAATACCGACTTGAGATCACACCGCCAGAGCTTACGCCACGAGATACTCTCGAGCTTGCTCAGACGGCTCTCAACCTTGTCCAAGGCAGGATCTGGAGCGCAGAGCGCGCAATGGACCGCGTGGGCGTGGAAGACCCAGAAGGCGAGAAGGATCTCATTCGAGACGAGCAGACAGACGCAACCCTCAACCCAGCTGCAGTGATGACCATGGGCAACCTCATGGCCCTCTTCCAGCAGCTGCAGGCACAGGGCGTCCAGATGCAGCAGATGCAGGCACAGCAGGCGCAGGCAGCTTCGCAGCTACAGGCGCAGCAGGAGAGCGCGATGAACGCCTACCGACAGCAGGGATCACCTACGGGTACTCCTATGATGAACGGTGGCGAGATGGGCGATATTCCACCAGAGATGGTGCCTGGCAACGCGCAGCAGCCTGGGGCTACGATGCCAAACGCAGATCAGCTTATTCCTGAAGACACCATTGGAGGTCAATAATGGCACGGCAAGGTAGGTTCGGTCGTCCGACGTCGGGCACCCAGAATCTCAGCGCACTGATCTACGCGCTCCTTAAGGAGGAACGCAACGACCAGGAGAACACCATGCTCCGTGCGTACACCAACAACATGCAGGGTGGTACGACTCGGAACACGTTCTCCAGCGGTGGAGCAACAGCGTCCGCAACGGCAGGCTCTGTTTACCAGTGGTATCTGTCCCAGGCTAACCTAGCCCAGTCACAAGGAGATAATGCTGGGTACACCTCTCTACTTCAGAAGGCAGAGGACTTCCGTCTTCAGTCTCTTCGTGACCAAGAGACTGTTCTCAACAACTCATACACCAACGGAACATCAATCGACAAGGGACTGTTCGGCATGTCCGGTTCTGGAACCCTAAGCGTAGGTGACTACGAAGCCTTGCTTGGCGCTATTGCGACACAGCCAGGTATGACTGAGGCAGACATCACGCGCATCCAGCGCTCAATATTTGGCGCATCCTATGAGTCGACCTCAGCACAGACGGTTCGAGACTACAACGAGAAGAAGATCGGAGCCGACAAGCTCGTCAAGTTCTACGACAAGGAGCTTGAGAGAGCCCAAGCAGTAGGTGTACCAACAGACAGCGCACGGTACCAAGGTATCCTTGACGCTCGGTCTAGAGCCGTAGCTGCGCAGAAGGCTGACGTAGCACAGGCTCGATACGACAAGGTCGCCAACACAATCAGGGACGAGAAGAAGGCGTTTGCGGTAGCCCTGCAGAAGTTCATTAGCCCTGTTCTGGAGTCGATGTTCGTATCCAAGAGCACTGTCAAGTCTCTTCGTGCCAAGATCTCAGATGACGGCCAAGGGTTCCTGTCGGCGCTGAACTCCACGTTGACATCCTCCACCCCAGGCAAGTTCGCAGAGATCCTTACTTCTGCTGGTAGCATGGCGGGTATTGATCAGGCAACCATGGACGCCCTCATGATGAAAGCCCAAGACTTCTCGAAGGAAGCTACCGCACTCAGCGAGGCTGGGTACGGCAAGGAAGCTGCGGACCTAGTAAACGTTTCTAACTTCTTCAACGAAAGCGTTACAGCTGGAGCATTCAGCACTGTAACCAGGAGCGCAAGCTCACGACTTGCAACTAGCATCGCCGCAAGCGGCGGTGTCCTAAGCTCCCCACTCACGAGCGACCCTTACGCCACATCGAAGGCATTTGGGGAATACATTGGAGACATGGGCAATGTTGCAAACTCGGACAAGTTTGAGGACATCCTTCTTGCTGACCAGCTAGTAGCAATCGGCAACGGGGACCTTAGCATCCTAGTTCCAGGAGCTTCTGACCCATCGGTAACTGGCGTCGTAGACCAGATCGTTAGGGAGACTGGCATCGAGTACGAAGACGCAATGCTTGCACTGGTAGACCTTCTGGGCAACCCGAACGCATGGAATGCCCCAGACCTCAACATGGTTAAGGTCAAGGAGTCCCTGCGCAGGATGAGCATCAACGAGTCCGCCCTTGTTCAGGATGCCTCCGCTGGTGGCGAGATGACGGTCGGCACTGTTGCGCGACTGGCTGTAGAGCGAGACATGCTCAACCGAGTAGACAGCGATCCTAACCTAGTGTGGGGATATCAGCGTACTCCTCGAGGCTATGTGTACACCGCAATCTCGGTGAACCAGGCTAAGAACGGAAGCTACGCCATGACCAACGTCACTGGTGCGAATAACCAAGTAGTGTTCGTTGAGAAGGTAGCCCTCTCAACAGCAGATCAGAGCGGTAGGATTGTTGGAGACTCTGGTATTATGTACGTTGCAGTCCCTGGCGGCGGAGACCTCTCCACTGGACAGATGGACGGCAACGACTACATCGAAGTCACAACTGGCACCCAGACGATGCGACTCACAAGGCAAGACCTTGACGACTTCTCGACATATGCCAGCGGGACTGGTAGCGATTTCACTACACCTATGGTTGACCCTCAGACTGGCCAGCTAAAGATTGGCAGCGGATTTGTGGAGCAGCTTAAGGACTCAAGCCCACGATCCACATTCAGGATGTGGCTAGACACCACGGCAGCAGAGCGAGGTGATGCTTGGTATAACTCCAAGTTCACTGGATCTGACCGAGGCGCAACACAAGGCAAGGCCACGGACCTAGTCTCTGGGTACACCAGGGCTATCGAGCAGAGGATTGGAGTTAACATTCCTTGGCAAGATAGGGCTACGATTGTGGACAAGGCAGTCACAGACTACCTAACAGAGAACAACATTGTCGACAAAACAGGTAGGATTAAGGGAGCGATCATTGACTCGCTAACTCCTCCTCCGGCTGAGGTTTATCAAACACCAGAGATGACTCCTTCATCCCAGCCAACCTCAGGCTACCCAGCAACATCGCTGCAGCCTGGAGTGTCTCCGTCTGCACCACCTCCACCACAGTACGTCAGCCCATACTTGCTACAGCAAACTGGCGGTGCGTACACAGTTGAGGCGGCTGGACCTAGGAGCAACGACCCTCAGTCGTTCTTCTTCAGGAACAGGCCAGGAGGAGTTGATGGACCTGGCATTGGCGTGACGCCAGTGATCCAGCCTACCAGGATGCCAGAAGATTCACCTCTGCCTGGCCAGTCCATTACACCACTAGGCATTCCTACGATTACCCCAATCAGTCGAGGCGGCGGTGGTCGCTTTGACATTAACCCAAGGAAGCTTTAATGCCTTTTAAGTATCAGCCAGTACAGCCAGCGGTTCCAGAAGATCCGCTGACGTCAAGGGATATCCGATTCGGAGTAAACCTAGCAACAGGTAATCTTGATACTGGCAAACTTGGAGACATCCCACAGGAGCTAGAGTACGATCCGCTGAGGGACATGGGCAGCTATGCCGGTTCACCAGATCCGCTCAGCTTCGTTGCGTCAGTCCCATTCCGAGGAGTCGGTGCCCTTGGCTCTGCCGTCGGTGAGGGCATGGCTGGTATCTCAAACTTCCTTGACGGCATTGCGCCAGTCAAGGCGTACGGTGATACCATTGGTAATCCTATCGGCGAGGTCGGCAAGACAGTCCTTGACTGGATTGGCGGGCCTGGTCGATTCGTCCAGGACATTGCGGGCAGGATTCGACTTGGAGATGCGTCCACCCTGCCAGCCGATATCCGCAGGCTCAAGGAAGCTGGTGTCGATGAGCAGAAGATCCTTGACTACATGCGAGAGACTAACCGCTCGTTCACTGACGACCCAATGCTCAACCTTGGTGCGTCACTTATCCTTGACCCACTTAACTTCACGCCGTTCGTTATGGGCAAGGTCGCTCTTGCGCCTGCCCTTGCTAAGGTAGCTGGACTAGGAGCTGGCGCTGCAACTGGAGCTCTAGCTGGTGGCGTCGGCGCCATCGGCGGTGCTGTGGCAGGGTACAAGGCAGGAGCTACCCTAGGGCAGAAGCTTCCTAAGCTGGAAGTAGGACTTCAGGTAACCAGGAAGATTCGACTTGTCCAATCAAGAATCCGTGCTGGTCAGGATCTTGCACCATGGATGAAGAAGTACGCAGCCATTGCGCACATCCACGAAGGATTGTTCGGTAAGATCTCAGGGCTCGGCGACGGCATCAAGGCAGCCTTTGCCGTCAAGGTAGCAGAGATCGGTGAGCGAGCGTACGGAGCAGACTCATGGGCCATCCTGAATGACGGGGCAACAAAGGTGTTCGGCGCTAAGGCAGCTGGCGTAGGCGTACGCAGGGCCGCCATTGCATTCCAGCAATCCATCTTCTCCAGCGTACGCGACATGGTTATGGGTGGCGTTGATGAGGCAGCCGCATCTAAGACCGAGCAGTTTGTATCTGACGTCAATGCCGCCCAGAGGGAGCTGATTGAAGAAGGTTCAGTCGGTTCGGCTAGCGAGATTGCCACACGTCTGCGCACAAGTACCACAGGCGGATCTGTCGTAACAAGGTACGGGGTTGGAGAGGATCTGCTAGAGGCTCAGGTGTCTGAGTTCCTAGACGTTCGAGGGTCATCCGCTAAGGGTGGGCAGCGATTTGCATACCCAGACCGAGAGCTTGATATCTGGAAGAAGCGACGCACTATCGCCCTCACAAACCGAAGCCTCGAAGATCTGTCACGAGGCAAAGACTGGCAAGACACTGCACGACAGTTTGCCAACGACCACTCAGAGGGACTGGCCCGCAATGCCACAGAGCTTCTTCAGGACACGGTCACGAGAGAGGCTGGATTCGTAGGGTCAGGCGGCTTCGGCAGCGAGGGTACGACCCTTGTGTCCGAGCAGCTTGTTGAGCCAATCACAAACCTTGCCAACGAGCTTGCTCGCGCAGGCAGCGAGACACTAAGCAACGTCGGCAAGACGGCATCTGCAACAGACGCACAGATCGCAGACTTCGCAGCCGAGTGGCTAGGCGGGGCTAGGATTGTAGGCGAGG